CTGTAAAATAAGAACAGAAAAAGAATATAGTAGTTAAACAGTCATGCCATATATTGGAAATGACATAAGGGCAAATGAAGATTACAAAACTATAGATGATATATCAAGTAGTTTTAATGGTAGTACCACTTCTTTTGCTTTACAGGTCGGAGGTTCTGCCCCAGTTCCTTTTCCAAAGTTTGAATCACAATGCATAATATCTGTCGGTGGTGTAGTCCAGGAACCTGATACTACAGGTACAACTGGATTTAAATTTACAGGTACAAATATAGTTTTTAGTTCTGCTCCAGCTGCTGGAGAATCATTCTTTGGAGTGATACTTGCAGGTGCAGATTATTTAAATGCTGGTGGAACATTCCCAGATGGAACTACTGCAGTTCCCTCTATAACTTTTAGCTCAGATACTGATACAGGAATATTTAAAAGTGGTAATGGATTAGTTTCTATTACTTCTAATGGAACTAAAGTTGCTACTTTCCCAACAGGTCAGGGGTCAAATGGACAGGTACTTGCCACGGATGGTGGAGGAA